TACAGGCATGAGTATTAATAACTCAATGGACGCAATTGTTTCAAGAACTGTTACTTTTCAAGGTACAGGGGCATTAACTGTAGGTACTGTCTAATCTTAATTTATGTCAGTTATTGATAGAGTTAAATCTCATTTTGAAACTCTTAAAACTATCACTATTGAAGTTGAGGAGTGGAAAGACGAGCATGGTAACGCTAGTGTATTCTATTCAGAGCCATTGACCCTTGAAGAAAAAAACATTATCTTTAAGAAATCTAGCAATTTTCAAGACTTAACTGTTCTTGTTGATTTGCTTATAATGAAGTTGTTAGTAAAGAATGATAAAGGCGAAATGATAAAAGCCTTTAGCCCAGAAGATAAATTTGCATTAAGAAAAAAAGCAGATTCAAATATAATCTCAACTATTGCTAATCAAATCCTTTTAGATACTAATTACGAGGACGCAGAAAAAAAGTAGATAGCGACCCTGATGTTAGGTCGCTGTTAGTTATTGCAGAACGATTACATCTTACCATACAACAAGTTCTTGATATGCCTGTTAGCCATTATAATCTTTGGTTAGCTTACTTGAAAAAAGAACAAGAACAGTATAAAACAAATAAATCACTAGCTGAAGCAAGGAAGTTTAAATAATGGCACAAAAACTTAATATAGACATAGTAGCACGAGATAAATCCAAACAGGCTTTAAATGGTGTTCAGAAATCTTTAGGTAGATTAAAACAATCTATATTCAATCTTCAAAATGCTTTCATTGGTTTAGGTGCTGGACTTGTTATTAGAAACTTAGTTAATACAGGAAAAAATTTAGAAAATTTAAGAGTAAGATTAAAGTTCTTACTTAAAGATACAAACGAGGGTGCAAAAGCATTTGAGAATATGACTAAGTTTGCATCACAAGTTCCATTCTCATTAGAAGAAATACAATCAGGTTCTGGTATCTTAGCAACTGTAACTGATAATGCTGATGAACTACAAAAGATGTTAGAGATTACAGGAAATGTTGCGTCTGTAACAGGATTAGATTTTAGAACAACAGCAGAACAAATACAAAGATCATTTAGTGCTGGTATTGGTTCAGCAGATTTATTTAGAGAAAAAGGTGTTAGAAATATGCTTGGTTTCCAAGCTGGTGCAACTGTATCTATTGAAGAAACAGTTAAAGCATTTGAAAAAGTATTTGGTAAAGGTGGAAGATTTGGAAGTGCTACAGATGAATTAGCAAATACATTCGAGGGTACTTTATCAATGATAGGAGATAAAATATTTAACTTTAAAAAAGTATTATTAGAAGCTGGTTTCTTTGAAGAACTTAAAAAACAATTTGGAGATTTAGACGAATTTTTAGAAAATAATTCTAAAAAAATAGATGATATTGCAACATCAGTAGGAAAGAATTTAGCTAACGCAGTTGTAGGTGCAGTAAATTTAGGAAAAGATTTAATTCCATTTTTATCAAAAGTTAAAGATCAATTAATAGGATTAAAAGAAACATTTGATACTTTACCAGCAGTAATGAAACAAGCTGGTATTATTGGTGCTTTGATGTTGGGTAAAAAAGGAATCTTAGGTTTAGGTTTAATATTAAAAGCAATAGAGAAAGCAGATGAGTTTGGAGAAAAATATGGAGATAAGCCTTTAGTATTTCCTGAGATATTACCATTCGAAAGTGAACTATCAATACCAATAGAACAAAAGGCAATAAAAAAAGTAAATGAAGAATTAGAATACACTAATATGATGATGAGAGAATTTGAACATGAAATGTCAGTTGCTATACCATCAGCAACAGAAAAAGCATTAGAAAGATTTAAAGACTTAAATTCTGGTGCTTTAGAAAAATTGAAAAATAAAACAGATGATATTAGAAACATTATTATTGATACTGTTGATAGTGGTATTAAAAATATGTCTAGAGGTTTAGCAGTAGCTTTTGTAACAGGAAATAAATTAACTGATGTATTTAAAAATATGGCACGAACACTAGCAATTAATGTATTAAGTGCATTAATAGAAATAGTTGCAAGAAAAGGTGTTGAACTTGCTATTGAAAAAATGATTACTGCTGAAAAGAAAAAACAAGCTTCTTTAAGTGCTGTTAGTGGTGGTAGTTCTTTATTTAGTATGGCCAAATCATTTTTAGGTTTTGCTAAAGGTGGTGCAGTATCAAAAGGCCAACCAATTGTAGTTGGAGAGCAAGGTGCAGAATTATTTGTACCTAATCAAACAGGACAAATTACACAATCAGCTAGAGGAACTGATAAAGGTGCAACTACAGTTAATTTTAATATTAACACAGTTGATGCTTCTGGCTTTGAAGAATTACTTGTAAGATCAAGAGGAACTATTACACAATTAATTAATAACGCAGTTAATGAAAGAGGGAGTAAAAACTTAATCTAATGTCAGGTGCTTTTCCAATATCTACTGCTAAGTTTGAATCTTTAGGAATAAAGTCTATTCAAAATACTATTATCTCAAAAACTGTATCTGGTAAGAAACTTGCTAGACAAATAGATGGTCAAAGATGGGGATTTACTGCTAGAGTAATTACAGCAAAAAGAAGTGATGTTTATGGCGATCTTATGGCCTTTATAGTTAAACAAAGATCAGGCAAAGAAAACTTTACTATAATCCCACCAGAAGTAGAAGATGCTAGAGGTACTGCATCAGGTACTCCTCATGGAACAGCAAGTGCTGGAGATACATCAATTACATTAGGTGGTACAGGCACAGGAACTTTAAAAGCTGGAGATATGATTAAATTTGCTAATCATTCTAAAGTTTATATGGTCGTTGCAGATCAATCAGATATTTCTACAGGCACTCTAACTATTGAGCCACCTTTAACTACAGCAGTTTCTTCATCAGATATAACTTATGATAATGTTGCATTTACAGTTCACTTAACAAATGATGTTCAAGAGTTTGGTGTAGCTGGTGCAGATAAAGATGGTAATGCTTTATATCAATTTGAATTTGATGTAGAAGAAGCACTTTAATGAAAAAATATAAAATAACCCACAAGATAACTGCCGATTTTATTGCCGAAGTTATTGTGAATGAAGATCAAATAGATGCTAGTATTAACGATCTTAAAGAATACAAGAAACCTAATAGCAAATTTGAATATACTATGTTAAAAGGTACAGAAAGTGTAACTCAAACTAACTACGAATTATATGACGAGAAGCCTGACAACAGCAGTAAAGAACGAAATAGCGACTAATGATATTAGACCTATTCATCTTATAACTATTGGCTTTTCTACTCCTGTTAATTTTACTGATTGTTCATTTGATTTAACATCATCAATATCAGGCTCATCAGTTACTTATTTAGCATCAGATCATTTATTAGGTATATCTGACTTTTCTGAACAAACAGATGTTAGTAAATCTAGTATTACACTAACTTTATCAGGTGCAGATCAAACATTTATCTCAACTGTATTAAACGAAAATGTTATTAATTCTACAGTAACTATTTATAGAGGTTTATTAGATGATGATAATACAATATTCGCTGACCCTTTTTTACTTTATAAAGGAAGTATAGAAAACTTTGAAATACAAGAGCAACCAAAATCAAGTACACTATCATTATCTATTGTATCTCATTGGGCAGATTTTAATAAAAAGAATGGCCGTAAAACAAACAATACATCACAGCAAAGATTCTTTAGTACAGATGTTGGTATGGATTTTAGTTCTCAAACAGTACAAGATATTAAATGGGGTAGAGAATAATGCAAGATATTATATCATTATATAGAAATTATAACAGATATGATGATTGCTCAGATAGTGATTTAATTAATTATCTAATGCCTAGCATAACCTTAAATCAATTTAAGAAACACTATGATGACAACAAATTAATAGGATTTACTAATTGGGGTTTGTTATCTGATAAAGCACATAATCAATTTAAACAAACAGGATTCATAGACAATAAAGATTGGAACTCAGGAGATAATCTTTGGCATATTGAAACAATTTGTAAATACAATCTTAAAAAAATTATGAAATGGACTAAATCATTTTTAACTAAACAATTTGGAATAGGTAAAAAGATTAATTGGATAAGAATTAAAGATAATAAGATTGTTAGAATTGTTACAAGAACAACTAAAGAGGCTTGGTTATAATGGGTGGATTTGTAGGAAAAGTTATAGGCACAGTAGCCAAAGCATCAAAGTTTTTTGGCAATATGAATCCTTTGGTATCTTTAGGTATCACTTTATTTATTTCATGGGCATTAAGACCAAAAACTCCTGAAATTCCTGATTTTGGAACTAATGAGTTTGATGACTTTGAAAAAGGTATATTACTTAATAAACAATCTAATGATTCTAATATTCCTGTAATTTATGGAGAAAGACTTACAGGGGGTACTAGAGTGTTTATGGAAACTTCTGGCACAGACAATACTTATTTATACATGGCTATTGTTATGGCAGAGGGAGAGATAAACGATATAGAAGAAATTAGAGTAGATGATAAAGTAGTTACATTTGCATCTAGTTTTTCAGATGGTACAGCAGTTGAGGTAGATAGTGGAGATGCTAATTTTTATAAAGATAGTGAAAGTTTAATTAGAGTAGAACCACATTATGGAACTGATGGTCAATCAGCATCAACATTATTATCAACATTATCTAGTTGGGGAAGTAATCATAAATTATCTGGCTTATGTTATTTAGCAGTAAGGTTTAAATGGAATCAAGACGCATTTACAGGAATACCAAAAGTACAAGCTAAAATACAAGGTAAGAAAGTTAAAACTTATAATGCAAGTCTTGTTGAGCAATCTGCAACTTATCAAACTAATCCAGCATGGTGCTTATTAGACTATTTAACAAATGCTAGATATGGAAAAGGATTAGCAATAAGTGAAATAGATTTACAATCTTTTTATGATGCTTCATTAATTTGTGAAACACAAGTAACTCCATATTCAGGTGGTAGTGATATAAATATTTTTGATATTAATACTGCGTTAGATACCTCTAAACCAATCATAGATAATGTTAGAGAGTTTTTAAAAGGTTGCAGAGGTTACTTACCTTACAATGCTGGTAAGTATAATTTAATTATTGAAACAACAGGAACAGCATCAATTACTTTAACAGAAGATAATATTATTGGTGGTTATTCATTATCTACTCCAACAAAAAATGATAGATACAATAGAGTTATTGTAGGTTTTGTTAATCCAGATCGTAATTTCCAAGTTGATGAAGTACAATTTCCACCTATTAATGATTCAGGATTACCAAGTGCAGATCAACACGCAACTATGAAAGCAGAAGATGGTGGTTTTTTATTAGAGGGTAGATTTAACTTCACTACAATAACTTCACAATATCAAGCAGAAGAAATGGCAGAGGTAATACTTAGAAGAAGTAGAGAAGCATTATCTTTAGGTATTAGTGTTGATTTTAATGGTTATGATTTAGCGATAGGAGATATAGTTAATATTACACATTCTTCTTTAGGATTCTCTGCTAAACCTTTTAGAGTTATTGGAATTACTTTTAATCAAGATTTAACAGTAGGATTATCTCTTGTTGAATATCAGGCTAGTCATTATACTTGGGCAACTAAAACACAAGCAACAACAGTACCAGCTACTAATCTTCCTAATCCATTCACTATCCAACCACCATCAAGTGTAACTCTAGATGATACCTTAATTGAATATAATGATGGAACTGTAATTGTAGCTTTAGATGTATCAATAGGTGCTTCTCCAGATAGCTTTGTTGATTACTACCAAGTAGAATATAAATTAAGTACAGATTCAGATTTTATTATCTATGCACAAGGCTCAGGATTAAATCACAGGGTTTTAAATGTAATTGACCAAAGTATTTATGATGTAAGAGTTAAAGCTGTAAATAGTTTTGGCGTTAGTTCAACTTATGTATCAGCACAAAGAACAATCGTTGGTGCTATTGAACCACCTAGTGATGTAGAAGATTTCGCTTGTAATATTGTAGGACAAGAGGCTCACTTATCATGGACACAAATACCTGATCTTGATTTAGCATATTATAATTTAAGATTTAGTGAAGAAACAGATGGAACTGCTGATTGGCAAAACTCGGTAGCATTAGTAGAAAAAGTATCAAGACCAGCAACTTCAATATCTGTACCAGCTAGGGCTGGAACTTATCTTTTAAAAGCAGTAGATAAACTTGGTAACTTTAGTTCAAATGCAACAGCTATTATTTCTAATGTAACAGGAGTTGCTAATTTTAATGCAATTACAACACAATCAGAACACCCAGATTTTGATGGAACTTTATCAAATGTTGTAGTTACTGATAGCACAATACAATTAGATTCATCTGAATTATTTGATTCAGCACAAGGAAACTTTGATGATGAGACAACTAGATTCTTTGATTCTGGTGTTGCTAATGCAGATTTTTTTGCAAGTGGTAATTATTTATTTGCAGATGTAATTGATATAGGTGCTAAACACACAGCTAGAATTACTGCATCATTAACTCAAACATCAGATAACCCAGATGATTTATTTGATAATAGATCAGGATTATTTGATTCAGCTTCTTCAAACTTTGATGGGGATACACCAGCTAATGCTAATGCTCATATAGAAGTTGCAACAAGTGATGATAATGTAACTTATACAGCTTTTCAAAATTTTGTAATTGGAGATTACAC